GGTAAAGAAATGTATGAAAAGGGTGGTATGTCAAAAGAAAGATTATTAGAATTTTTAGAGAAGCATATATTTCCAAATTATAAAGACCATCTTATTATATTAGATAATGCTGGAAGTCATAATAACGAATTAATAAAAAGTGCTATTACAAAAAGTGGAAATAAATACTTATTTGCTGTTCCTTATACACCTCGTAGCAACTTACCAATAGAAGCATATTTTAATCAAATAAAAAATACTTTGAAAAAAGATAGAAATGTTGAAAATTATCAACAATTAGAAAATAATGTAAATAAAGCAATTGGAAAAGTAAAACCTGAAAATTATAAGAATTATTTTGAATATGCTTATAACTTGAAAGAAGGTATGGAATTAAAAAGAAAACAATCAACAAGAAGAAGAAAATTAAAAAATTATAAATAATATACTTAAAATTTAGATAGTTTAAGTATATAGTGAATATGAGATTGAAAAGTGAATTATATAAAAAAGAACAAGAAGAAATAATTGATAAGATTGTAAAGATTTTGGATTTGGAAAATAAAACAGAATATACGCTTTATGAATTAGACAAAAATTACGAAATTCAAAATAAAATAATGGAGTTAATACCTGAAATAAGAAAATGGTTTTCATTTAATAATATGAAAGCAGTTGGCGAACCAAGTAAAAGAAAAAGACCGTGGTTGTGTATAATAAAACAATTAACCAAGACAAAATATAATATAGAAAGTAATGATTTTCAATTTACAAAAGATGGGAAATATATTAGAACACATAAATATACTTTTACTTATATTTGAAAATATAACCATTTGATTTTTTTTGTTTTCCTTTTAAGCATAATCCTATGTTTGTGTTTGCTTTTTTATTCAAATTTTTATCTTTGATAAAATCACTAACCAAATCCCATTCTCCTACTTTTTCATTAGTTATTTCATCATATACTTCAAATAATTTTATAAATCGTTTTAATCTTTTTCGCCTATCTTCGGGTGTTTCGGTTTCAAAACGTTTTAATTGAGATTTAGAGTTTGCTTCTCTTGCTCCTGGTTTATCAAACTGTTCTTTTTTTTTTAACGACATTTCAATCTTTTTTTCAGGATTTTCATCATAATATTTTTTCATTCTTTCACCATGTTCTTTTCCAAGATTGGGATTATCTATATGTAGTTGTCTCATTCTTTCACCATGTTCTTTTCCAAGATTGGGATTATCTATATGTAGTTGTCTCATCGCATTAGTCCTTTTTTCTCTATATTCAGGGTCTTCCCATAATGCTTTTTGTTTTTGGGATTGGTTTTCTCTATATTCAGGGTCTTCCCAAACCTTTTTCGCACTTTGAGACATTTTTTTAATAAACTCGGGGTTTTTTGCTCTATTATGTAGTGCGTTTATCATTTTTTCATAATATATTGGGTCTTTCCATTTTTCGGTTATTGAATTTGATATTCCGTCTATTATAATTGTTCGCATTTCATTATTTTTCCACATATTATAGGCATTAATTCTTAATATTTCTTTTCTCTCATCAGTATAAGTAGCCTCCATTTTGCTTCTATAACTATTAGTTTTCCATAACAAGGTTGTTCGCTGTCTCAATATTTCTCTATGTTCGTCAGTTAAAATGTATCCATTACTTCCTTCACCACCCAAAGTCATATTATATCCACATTCGTTTTTATAATATGTATTTAATTCTTCAATATAAAACATTTCTAAACTATTTAATTCTTCAAAAGAATATGCTATATCAATTACCTCAACTAAATCATAGACTTTTTCTTCACAAAATTCATTTATAAATTTACGAAGAGCATTGTGAAAACATAAATTTGAATTTCGTTTAGCGTTATTAATATGAGATTTAATTCTTTTTTCAAAAGGTGTTTGTATTGTTTGTCCTACATAACCATTTCCATTTGGAAATTTAAAATAATATATAATGCCATACACGTTCGTTTCCATAAGTATTATTTTTATTAAAATTATTTTAAGTCATTTAACGAATAATATATTTTAATTCAATTTTTTATATTACCAATTATAAATGGGGTATTGACATTTTTTATAAATAAATCATTCCAAAAAAATTTATTTTGCATTTTTATAAATAAATAAATATCAGTTTTTGCGGCATAAATGCCACTTAACAATGAACAATCAAAATTCGGTATTAATAATGGATTTACACATATTTCATAATATTGTTTATATGCCGGATAATTATATTTATAACTTGTAAATAATACATAAAAAAAGTTGATAATAGGTAATAATAATATATAAATTGTTATTAATATTCTAATCAAATATGTAACTATGTATGAAGAGTTTTTATCATATTCCATTTCATAACCTATTTTTAAAAAAACAAATAAATCATCATTAAATAATAGTAACAAAATTAAATATAAAATTTTTTTATCTATTATTAAAATATTAAAAATAAAAATAATAATGAGAAAACATGTAAAATTATTAAACACATACTTTCTTATGTTTTTTATATTGTTTTTGTCTTTTATGGTTCCTTGTTTTGCAATAAACAAGTTATCGTAAATATAATATAAAACAATATAAAATTATAATAGAAATATTCAATCTTACGTTGCATACATAAGCCCGCAATTTCCACCCACAAAAGTTACTTGATTTATTCTCTCTTCAAACAACGTCAAGTCATAATTATAATTGTAAATTCTCCAAGTTGGCTTATTGATACCAACGATTTGATTACTAACAGGATCACATATTGCCAAACTCTGTGCATAAGGGTCTAATGTAGGTAGAATGGTAGAAAACTCCAATTCTATTAAGTTAAACCGACTCATATTGATTGCACCAGCGGGTTGAAAATCCAGTGGAGAATTTGACATACCAAAACTATAAAAATATACACCTTCACTTAAATTGCCACCGGTGCGATTCCATTTTTCAACATAATTAAAAACACCTACAGGTTGGTCATTCTCTCTATAATTTCCATCCAATAAGATTCCCATAGAAGTTAAAATAGAATTCCGATTTTCTAAATTATAATTTCCAGTTATATACCAACCAGTCAAATCGCCACTAGCGTTAACGCCTGGACCAATATTATTAATAACATAAGAACCATCTGGATTATAACGTGCGATAGGGTATGTTCCATAAGTCGGTGCAGGAGTTATATCATAAGGTAAATAATTATATGGCCAATTTGAGTAATTAGACCATTCATTCCTTAGATTAACATCACTTCTTTGAAAATAAAACATATAATTAGCGACCATACCTACTGAATCTAATTGTACTTTATTTGTTCCAGTGACATTATAGAATTTTTGTCTTCTTACTTGGTTGAATAAGTATTTTTGTTCTTGTAAAGCAAAAACTCTTGATTCTTCATTTGAGAGAAAACAATAAGTACAATTTAAATGAATATCGGCGTTCCATAGAGTGCGTGTATCTGTATAATCAGCAATTCCAAGACCCACCGATGGTGGTGTTTGTAAAAAACGGTAAAATTGCATATACCATAAATTAAAATTAGGTGCAACATAAGGGTAATTATTTTCAGCATCAAATACATCACGAATGCGAAATAGTTCTTGGATTGGACGCATAGTAACATTTATATGTAATTCATTATATTGAAGTGCAACTAGAGGAAAAGCCATTTGTGATTTGTAATTAAACCAACTATTCAATGGTATGTATAAGGTTCTACCACGAATGGATGGTTCCGCACTTCCGCCAGGTCCAGCGTAATATGCATTTGGATAAGAGTTAACACGTGCACCAGAGTTTGCAGGGTCATTCAAATTTGGTATATTACCAGTCATACTGTCAAACAAAATTTTTTTGGTTCCAGTTAATTCACGTTCAACTATTAATTTTATATAATCACCTGTATAATCCTGTAATGTTTGATTGCCACAAGTTATAGTAATACGAGAAATCATAAGAGCTCCTAAGCTTTCTATCCATTTGAATTCATACGGGACCCAGTCACCATCATTTGTCATTTGTCCGGTTTCATCAACAGTGGGTGGCATAATAGGACTCCAAATATTAGGTAATTCAACGCTCAAATAGCAATCCATTAATAAATCAGCATAACGTGGTATTTTAAATGTAAAATTTGATTCTTCGGATAAACGCAACGTTTTAGAACCATCAAAGTCTACTCTAAATTTTTGCATACCGAAATTAGTATAACGCGCATAAGTGGCTTTAAAAAATGTTTTAGTTGGATTACCATTTAATATAATATTTTGTTGCCCTTCACTAACTAATTGCATTAATCCTCCAGCCATTATTTAGATATATTATACATATAAATTATTATATTTTTAACTATTTTGTATTTGATTATATTTTATTTTTATTTATTTGGTTAATTTTGAATTTTGAATTGTTTAATTTGAATTGTTTAATTTGATTTGTTTATTTTTAAAAATAATATAATATATTAGA